TTTCATCTGTATTATCTTTAATGCCATTAAGAGCATCTTCTCCAGAATTAGTAGTTGGATTCAATAAACCATCTACCATATTTTTTAATCCGTCTATACCATCCGAAATTTTATTCGAAACTTTATCCCCGAACGCTGTACCAACATCCCAAGCTGCGCCGTATTCGAATCTATCGAAGTGATAATCCCCGGCATTAATTTTGGACATAACTTCCTCACCTCTGCCAAAAGTACTATCAACCCATTCATTTAAACCATCGCGCCATCCTTGTACAGCACCAGCAAGACTGGAGCCAAAAATAGTATCTATTGCACTCGCTAGACTTTCCAATAAAGACAAAACACAATCAACTAAATCAAAAAATAATCTGGCTACAGCACCAACGGGATCATTAAATACATTTGCGAAGAAATTAGCAAAAGAAACAATAAAATTCCAAAGAACAGCCATTGCATCAATTATAAAATTAGTAAGTGCAATAAATAAATTCCCGATAAACGCAGCTCCAACAGCCAAAGCTCCACAGATTATGCCTAACCCAGATTGCGCTTCTCCTGTTACTTCCGCAATCCAATTGCACAATACAAACAGTAATGCAACTATTGTCAATATTGCTAGTACTATCCAAGTAACAGGGCAGGCAAGCAAGGCTGCATTAAACCCGTATTGTGCTGCTGTAGCTGCAAATGTTGCTCCTGCTTCCATTGCTAAAGCAGCTGCATGAATTGCTTTTAATAAATTGCTGATTCCCTGCACTGTGTTATATACAATTAAAGCAGTTGTATATAGTGCTAAAGCCGCCACTATACCATAAATAATAGGCGAAATAATATTCCAGTGATCAGCTATGAAACTTCCAACACTCGCCATAACTCCAAAAACATTTAGAACAACATTAGCAAGTACAGCCATTACAGTTATTGCACCCTCTACAAAACGTTGGAATGCTTCGCTATTTGCAAGGTCATTAAGTCTGTTTAATACTGGCTGAAATGCCATTATTGCTGTGTTTTGAAATTTAGTCCACATTTGACTCCATGTCATAGGCATCTTTTCGAATCTTTCGTTTATTTCATCACTTGCAGCAAATATAGCATTTTTCACTATATCACCTGTAATTTCACCATCTGCGGCCATATCTCGTATTTCACCTATCGGCACTTCTAAATAATCAGCAATATTCTGTATTAAGTTAGGTGCATTTTCAAAAACAGAATTCAGTTCATCACCTCTTAATACACCTGAACCCAAACCTTGTGATAACTGCAACATAGCATTTGAAGCCTCTGAAGTTGTTGCACCCGCAATAGTCATTTGCTTTTGAACAAGATTTGCAAACTTTACAACTTCGTCTGTGCCGCTAAAAGCATCTTTTGCATTGTTACCGAATCTAGCCGTAACCGCTGCAGTTTCTGTAAGAGAACCTCTTGCATCTTGAGCTGAGGCATATATTTTATTAAACAAGTCTTCTACTGATCCAGCTTCATCAAAATTATCAATCATTAAGTTAAGACGTGCATCTGTTTGTGTAATCTCATCAGATAAGTTTATATCACTACCTATACCTCGCAGACTTATATATGCCGCAGCAGCACTCTTAATTTTGCCTATCAAATTATCAGCCTGATTACTTCCTTCTGCAATTTTATTATTAAAATTGCCTTGCTCTGTTGTATTATCTCTTATGTATCTTTCAGTGCTGCTTATAGTCGATGATAATTTTGCATAAGCTGCATTCGCAGAGCCAATGTCCATATTTGATACGGCTATATTAAGCTGGCTCTGTGCTTGTTGTGCCTGTGCTAATTGATGTCGTAAGTTTTCCAAACCCAAATTAGCTGTTTCGGTGCCAACATTCAAGGGATTGCTCTCTATCTGCTGAATCCTCTGCTGTATAGCTAACATACGATTATTAATATTATTAAGATCCGTCATCGCTGACGGAGATAATACATCTACCGCATTAGCATTGATATCCGCCTGAGTACTTACTAAGTCATCCATCAAGGCATTAGCATTAGCAAGTTCTTGCTCATACCTTTCAACACCGGTTGTCATAAACACTGGAGGGTCTGAGTTACTCACCCATTCAACAGGAATTTCTACAGGTTCTATATTTGGCTCAATTGACATAGTTCTCTCAATTGAGTTTTCAAGTGTACCAGCCAAATCATTCAATCTTGTAAATCCAGCATTAAGTGCATCCACATTATTATCAGAAATTGCGTTATTTATGCTCCTCTGAACCCCTTGGATATTATCAAGTAAAACTCTACTTCTCTGTAACTGACTGTTTATAAGAGAAATTTCTTCATCACTTCTACCTGATATGTCAATAGTTTCAAGGTTTTTGACTTGGTCTGATAGCACTGAAATACGTTCGCTTACATTTGCAATATCATTTATAGCACTGACAGGAAGAATATCCATCTCATAAGCTCTGCTACTTATTTCATTTTGTAATTCATAAATTTCATTAGCACTCGAATCAATTTTCTGTACCTGCTGTTGAAATTTATCTGCTATGTCTATGCTATCCCATGATACATCTACATCTGGAATATTTCGTATAGAATCTGACATACTATCAAATCCAGATACAACAGAAAGAGAACCATAATAAATTGAATTAAGAGTCGAGGAGGCATTGTCATATAATTCTATAGAATTTGCTATATTCATTTTTCCCTACCTCCTTTTACCTTTAGCCTTTTGACGTTCAAGCTTTTTTTGTTGTTTTTCATCTTCTTTAACCTTTCTTTCTACAGATGCAAAAATAAAGGCCTTTTCTTGTTCATCCATATCATCAAGCTCGCTTGGACGCATGTGTAATTCAAACAGACAGTAATATGCAAAACTGGCTTCACTATCTGTTTCAATTAGTTTTTTGCTTCTTCAACCTTTTCATCGAGAGTCTTATTATAACCATTAAATTTTTGTATAAATGCTGCAAGCTCATCATACTCAGCTGGATTATCAAGCATAGCCATTAGCAAATCTTCAGGAGTCTTAACACCATAACTATCCTGCAGCTCTGAATCATATAAATTTGGAGTAACTGTAGAAGCTACAATCATATCAAGCGTATAGTTTTCACCGTTAATTCTCTGCCTATAAGCACCGAATTTACCAGGAATAGGTACTTCTATAATATTTTTTTCTCTTAATTCTTTATTTTCTTTAGATGAAATCTGTCTAAACTCCCATTCCGGACTATTACCCTTTTCATCTACAATAGATGTTGTTGGAATACGTTTTACATTTTCCTTTTTTACTTTGTTCGCCTTCATAAAAGCACTAAATTTTGACATATATATAACCTCCTATAAATTAAAAAGGCGAGTTTAACCTCGCCTTAAGTTAATATTAATTCATTAAAAATCCATCAAGTTCCTTAAATGTTTCTGGGACTGAGAAGTCCTCAAAAGTACCTTCTATTTTCTCGTCAAGATACTGACCATCACCATCAAATTTAGCTAAAATACCACCATCAACATTACAATCATAAAGTATAACACTTTGACCTTTAGCTGCTGAAGTTGGATCATCATTTTCTATCTGCATCTCAAAATAAACATCTTCTCCAGTATTTTTATAATCCTCAAGAAGTTTTCTGAACACAGATTGATTATAGTGCATTGTGCCTGAAAAAGTACCTTCCATACCGCAAGACTTATGTCCTTTCATTATTGCGCCAAGACGAGGTACAACAACTTTATCTTTCTCAAGTTGCGCTTCAAGGTCGATAATATTTGCAAAATTATAACGATTTCCTTTAATGGTCATATAGCATTTGGCTAATTTTGCAGCTATGGCATCTCTTGCATTCATTGTTATGTTTTTACTCATTATCTTAACCTCCTTTTAGTTGACCTTAACAGTCATATACAATTTTTCCATTGTATTTACAACAGTTATATTTTCGTTAACCACAACAGAACCTTTACCTTCACCTTGCTCAACAACAACATCTGTATCATTAAAGTCTTCAATTGCTCTAAGTGATTCAAGATTCCTTGCATGTTTGACAATATCGCCCCAGAGAGCAATTCTGCCCGCCTTATCATTAGGCATTATACCCAAATAACGGGTATTGAATATTACTGCTATATCCATAGCAATCTGGTCACAAACTCTTATAGTTTGATTGTTGCTGAATACCTTGCCTTTTTCTTCTGTAAATTCTGTTAAAGAATTAATATCAAGTAATACTCTAATTTCATCATTTACATTATGAAAGCAGAAATAACCATTATTAATAAAATTCTCTAACTCAATCTGAGTATAGTTTGTTTTATCAAAACGCATTTCTCCGTCATAAAGCATATTAGTAAGAGATTTGTTGATTTCACAACCTGCAAGAGCACCACAAAGCCAAGCAACAGAATAATCGGTATCGTCTCCACAATTCGCCTGAATTACAATACCTTCGTGTCCTGCTGACATATCCGAAGTAGAATCAAGATTAACAACAGCCTGAAACTTTTTACCTACACTATCTCTCATTCGTTTTGTCCATTCGACAAGTAGATTTTGATAATCGGGTTCATCAAACAAAAGACCAATACTGTTAAATGTATATCCTTCCATTTCATTGAGCCAGTTCTGAACACTTACTCCTGTCACCACACTATTTTCGCCTCCAGTTAAAGGTGTTCCGGCGGTTTCTGATAATGTAGCACTTGTATTAAATAAAACAAAATCGTTTTTTACAAGCTCACTAGCACTGCCAACAGTCTGACAATCTACCGCGATAGTATCCAGATATGTAGTTACATCAAACTTAGATTCATCATCTACATTGCGCTGGATAGCAATTCTAATGTCATTACCTCTTGCACCAATCTTTACGGCAGTAGCAAAACTGTTTGAAGATGCCTTTCCTTTACTATCATTCAAACAATAAAAAATCATTGTATTACCATGCTTAAAAAAGTCTCTCGCCCAAGTTAAATATGGTGCTGTATAATCATAACCAAATATTTTAAGAGAATTCTTTTGAAAATCTTCTTTAGTGATTACTTGAACACCCTCATTGCCCCAATTTAAGTGTGCCGCAATAGCACTAACACCACGCTCGCCAAAAGTATTAACACCACTTGATAATGATACAAAATTAATATACGCACCAGGTAAAACTTTATTTTGAGTTACAAATGTTCCTCCGCCTAAAGCCATACTTATTTATCTCCTTTCCTTTTCGATTTGTTCATAAAATCATTAATTAATTTTTCAACATCTTTGTTAGAATATGTTTCGTCCTCTTTCAAAACGACCGAAAGAATGTCCACATACTCTCTATACTTCTTACTTTTCTTTAACTGCTCTTTTGTAAATTTATTAACATTTACTTCCACAGTATCATTATTCTTAACTGCTGCCATTACTAACCAATCCTTTCTGAATAAGAATTTCCATTTTCTCAACGTCATTTTCTACAATTACAAACATATCATAATTTATTGTAAACGATAAAACACCATCATAAATATTTGTATCTATTCCTTTACCAAGAATAGGACCGCCATCAACTGCTATAAATTCAAGAGCTGTATACATTCGGTCGATTACGTTAAAACATTCCTTTCTGTAATCCTTGGATTTTGGGAAATATTGTATTGCAAATTGATTTTCTCTGTAGTATCTGCTACCTCTAAATCGGGTTATTCTGGGATTAATGCACTGAATAAAAAAACAAGGTTCTTCTAAACCTTGCTTAATATCTTCTGTATAAATATTATAGTCGTCACCAAATTCATCATATAATGCTCGGCTAATGCCTTTAATTATTTTATTAACCATTTTTCATTACCTCATTAACAAAAGCTTTGACTTTTCTCTGTATATATGCAGGAGCTTTTGTATCAAGTTCTTTGGCAGAAATTGTCATCATAAATTTGCCTGGTACCCAACCCTTATGATTTGATGTTCTATGTCCATACTCTACATAAGCTGCGTATTCTGTATTGTTGTATACTGTAATTCGGTAAACCCTGCCGATTTTTTCAACTTCAGATATGCTCCAGGTTCTTTCAAGATTACCTGTATCTACAGGAGTTCTTTCTTTAGTTCTTGCAAGTAGTTCAGCGCCTAATTCTTTTGCCAATGTTTCCATTAATAGTTGTACTTTTGCTTCACGGTCTTTAAGATGGTTAGCAAATTTTATTAATTCCGAAAAATTACACTTTCCTCTGATGTTAAGCCCACCCTTCGAACAGCTTAAGTACTATCTCTTGATGTGTCGTATATACTCGTGCCACACCTGAACACTCATATACACCTGTCTTTTTATTCTGTGTTACAATAATTTTAGATCCAGGCTTAATATCAACATCAGGCGATATAAACAGCTTTATACTTTGTATTTTCTCATAAACTATATCTTTGCTCTTTATAGCTTCTGAATTACTTTCGAAAGAAATACGACAAGGTTGATTTTTCAAGTAAAGCTTTTCAATCTGCCTTGACTGCTTTGTATCAGAATCTCTTATGATATCAAGTATGTACACAGAACATAGACCTGAGTAAAGGCTTTCTATTGCCTTCCTTGCAATATTGAAAGTTTTCATATTACCACCTCAGTTTTCTAAAAGATATAAGCTCACTATTCTTATTACACAAATTATCGATAATGCTTCGCATAATAACACCACTACTCGTACCACTCTTATAACTGACAGATACATCTCCCTCTGTTATAGATGCAACATCTCCTACAGGTGAAATTGCATCTACATCTCCTGTACTAACCTTAGTTTTCAAAAATGTACCACAGCACATATCAACTGCTGTATAATAAAGCTCAACAGGAATAATCTCTATGTTGCAAAAATTTTTGATATATGCCTCTGTGGATAAAATAGTACACTCTATAGATTTTAAATCACTTTCGTCAACATTTACACCAAAATCTTTTAGTCTAGTTATAACGCTATCAGCATTTATAAAACTCATATTTATCAACCCTTTGAAATAATTCTTGCAATAGGAATAGCTTTATGATTAATAACCTTACCGTTACCATCATTTACAAGTTCCCAGTTAGCACCCTTTTTAAGTTCTGCATCAGTTGGCGATAATGTAGCCTGACTCTTCTTTGTGTAGCTGATACCATAAGGAGCATAGCACTTTCTCTGCCTTGAATACAATGTATCCTGACCGCCATTTGTCTTAGGGTCTCTACTCATTTCATGAGGTACTTTTGCACCGATATTCTCATAATCAAATGCACCTGTGCCGAGTACATAAGTTGTATATGTTGTATAACCATCGCCTTTACCTGTTGCACTTTCAGCAACATCAGTAACCGGCATATCATCATCAATAATAACTGTTCTGCCATTCCAAGTAGCAAGTCCAAGCTCTCTCTCAATACCGTTTGCATCAGTCTGCTTAAGGTAGGCTAAAAGCTTAATATTTTCAAGATTTGTTGCAACAGTTGAATGCATAATAACCATTGTAAACTTACTCTTATTATCTCCTCCAGCCTGCTGAATAGCGCTGTTAAGAGTTGATGGACCGGCCATACCATCATCGACAGCAGTAATATCATAGGTATGTTTATCAACAAATTCCTTATTTGCGGTACCGGTCATAGCAAAGATACCCTCTAATATTGCAAGTAATGTACTCTGGTCTACCTCATCAAAATACTCTGCAACCTGATTAGCAACATTGTCCATAAAATCAACTCCGCCTGTAATATCTACAGCGAAGTCGCCTTCTGTCCAAGCCTTAGCTCTACCGATAACAACCACACCTCTTTCGTATGTAGTTGTGTTTGTTGCAGTAATATCTGTACTTCCATCATAATTAAGTGCATCACCATCTAATAATCCGTACATAGGCAAAATAGCATATGCCGTACCTGTCTGTGAACTAAATGCATTCTTAATTTCAGTATTTCCTTTTAAAGCACCACTCTTAATAAGCTCATTTTTCTTAAGCTGTGGGATTCTATCCACATACTTACCAAAAGCCTGTGGATTAAATGATTTTGAATCAAATTTTGCCATTTAAAATTCCTCCTTAAATTTTTGCATCAAATTTTTGCATCTGGGTTAGTGTCCAAATATGCGCACATTTCACTATAAGTCATATTTTCGGTATCTTGGATATCATCATCAGCTCCATGTCCGGGCTGTGTACCTTTTAACTTTGGTATAGAGCTTTCAAAAAGATATTTTGTATCGTCAGCCTCACAAAGAGTTTTAACCTGCTCATCAACACCCGTAATATTGCCATCTTTATCAATCTTAATGACATCCATATCAAGCATTGCTTTTACAGCCTTTGGAGTTTTAGCCTTAAAACTAATAAGAGCCTTATCAATCGCATTATTGATTTTAAGATTATCCAACTCAGCTTTATGTGTAGCTGCTGCATCTTTGTTAGCCTTTTCAAGGTCCTCAATTTTCTGAGTTAGTTCCTCATTATCCTTAGCGCTGTCTCTTAGCTCTTTTAACTGTTTATCTCTTTCGGCTATTGTATTATTGGCTGTATCTCTTTCAGCCTTAATAGCGTCATAATCAGCTTTAGCACTTTCAATATCCTTACTGTTTTCAGCCATAATTTTGTCTATAGCTTCTTTCTCAATGCCCAAGTCCTCTAAAAATTTTCTTTCCATATTATCAATTCCTTTCACTACGATTTTTTACGAGGTTTCACCTCTTATGATTAAATTGCTTGAATAGTTTTACGCCGTATTCAGGGCAAAGAAAAAGCCAGTAGCTTTTATACTATCTGGCTTTATGAACACAATATATTAATTTTTTTATTACCATAAGTTTATTTCCCTTGACAAAGGCAAAACATTATTAAAAAGCCTTATTGTCTTATTACTTCATTTCAACCACATCCTTATTATTTATAAAAGACCCAAAGCCCGAAGGTCATTTGAGTTCGTTCCTTAATTAATTTGAATATGGTTTAGGTAAAGGCATCCAAGCTAATACTTTTTCTCCTAAAATATCATCTAGATCATCTCTGCGGAATATTGAATCCTTATAAGTAACCTCGCAAACAAAATTATCTAACGAAACTAAAACCCTTTCTCCATATTCTGGTAATCTTTCTGATTGTTTTATCCAATCATCATTATTTATTACATTAAAATTATTCAATGCCTTTATAACAGTTTGTGCTGTTACTCTATCGTATTCTTTAATATTTTCGGCAAGGTCCCTATAAGGAATCATATCAGGGTGGTCCGTAACCCCCTGTTTTTTCTTTTCTTCCCACCAAGCATCGTGGACAGCTTCAGCTATCACTTCAATTAAATCAGCTTTTAACATTACTATTCCTCCCCTTCTTCTAATTCATTTACCCTTGTTTCTATATTTATCATATGATTATCTAATATTCTTTGAGAAGTTGATAACCTTTTAATATTATCTTCAAGTGATTTAATCTTTTTACTATATGCAGTAAAAATGTATATATCAATTCCTAATATTAATAATAATAATGCGGGTTCCACAAATTCCATAATTTCCCAAATCATTAACATCAACATAATAAAACCTCCTATAACTTATCAATCCACTTCTTCGAATCCTTTGTAATATTTTTAATGAAGCATACAAAAGCAAAGATATACGCAACTACTGCAATTATCTCAGGAAGAAATACAAGCCACCAACTCCAAGTAACAATACCAAGTAACTTGCATACTACAAAAATAATTGTTAAAACCTCACATATTCCCATTTGTTTCACCCCCTTAATTTTTAAAGACAATCAATAGATTTCATAACTTCAACTATTTTAGGAATCTGTATAGCAAGCCAATCGACCATTTCTTCATTTTTAGCCCAAGGTCCATCAAATGCAAAACTACTATCTTGTAAGCCGCTCTCATTAAAAAATGCATGTATAATTTCGTGTCTAAGAGTTTCTTTCTGATAGTTATTAACTTGAATACTATCCAAATCAGCTCTATTGCTTAAATCGGAAATCAATATTTCTTTCTTTAAAGAGTTGCATAAACCAACCCAATTATTTTTAATCATTTCTTCTGTAGGTTCAATTATCTTAATATTGTAATCAGTTCCTAATATATTAACAATTCCATCTTTAATCATTATTTACCTCCAATAAAAAAACACCCTTTTCAGAGTGCAAATCATACATTTAACAATATTCTCAAAATAGGAGAAGTTGGCGAAATTTCAAATCTCCATTCACCATCAATATTTATCTCAACAGGATAAATATTATCAAACTCTAAAAATTCAAATATTCCGTCTTTACGTTGAATGTCCGCTAATAAACTAAATTCTGTAATATCTTTCAACAAATCAATATCTACTTCTCTTGTAAATTCAGCTCCACTACATACCACTTGAATACTGTGTGCATCTGCCTTATAGCGATTTTTCCCTAAAGATTTAATATAATGTACATCCTCATATAATTCAATCTTAGCTTTACAAATAGCGAGCAATACACGTCTGTTGCCTATTGTTACATGCAGTTCTCCATTTTCTAAATATAATGTGTTTAACAATCTTCTCATATAATTACCTCCAATTATTTAATAATTTTTATCTTTTTAACTATTTTTAATACTCTGTAATTGGTTCAAAATGATTTATTAAAACATCTTGAGGTATATCTAAGCTAAAACCGTCTTCTTTGAAAAAAAGTGTGAATATTGCTGATTCTGGAGACTCATTCCATACAATATGCTTAAGTCTTGCCACACAATCCTCAAATATCTGGAAACGACCTATTATAAGAGTCTTTTTACATCTGAATTTCATAACTTTATGTCCATCCTTATACAAAAGAGCACTCAACATAATTGTTAAGCGCTCTTTACTCTAATATTTTTTCTATATCGTCTATTGTTATACTTATTGTTTCCCAATCTTTTGGTGAGCTTCCTACATCAGCTATAAATGCCTTATTGTCAAACACTTCTACTATAGACGCTGTTCGTCCATCTTTTAGTAGTACAGTATCATACTGTTTTATTTTCATTATATTACACCTCTTTTATATATACGCTAGTCATTTTTGTACCGCTATCATTACACAGCCAACCAACAACAACGTTTGCTGGCTTACCTTTATTACCATATAAAATAATTTTTTGTTCGTATATATTACCATACCCGTTATTATCTTTAAATATTGCCGGATACCTTGAAGAACTATAAAGAATTTCTTTTTGTAAATCTTTGTAATTAATTATATCATACCCTAAACGACTTGTAAACGCCTTTCCTTTTGCAAAACCCTTTGTATTCGCAGGATTAAATAAATAGCCTGTGAATTTTCTATCGTCTATTATCACTTCATTAACTTTTGGTAACTTTAGCTCTGGATTTTCCAACAATGTATTTTGTCTCATATAGTCTAACTTAACAAAACGATAACTTTCATAGTCAATATATTTAAGTTTTTGAAATTCTTCAAGATTTTTTGGGGCATTTTTGCCTAGAACAGATTTGTATTTTTCAAACTGTTTTGCGTCAGATGTTCTATTCTTTGTACCTTTTTCGTAGAAGTTCCAAGCCTCTTGCCCCTTTTCAGTAACAAACTTTTCCTTCCACTCTTTATATGTCATATCCTCAATATAAACAGTTTTACCAGTTTCAGGGTCTCTGGCTGCTCGCTTTCTGCCTTTCTTTAGTAACTCATCATCAACCTCTGGAACAGTAGTTCCTCGACAACGTGGATGAAAAGGCGGTGCTGTAATGCCAACTTCAAACTCATCGCGATTAAAAACTTTGCTATCCATATCAGCACACACTTTACAAGTCTTCCCGTCTAAAGTTTCAAGTATTCTATACTTTTCAACTCCTAATTCATCATAGCAATCCATTTCCGCCCTGGTACATATCTGGGCTGTTTCTGTCCTAATAAGAGTATTACAGGCAGACTGAGTAACACCGCTCTCATAACTAAGCTTTCTGGCGAGTTTCTTTGGGTCTGTACCTCTTACACACCAATCAGTCAACGACTGCTGTATTTTATTAGTAAGTTTAGGTCTGTAATTTCCCCAAACTCTTTGTGAAAAATTATCACCATCAACAGCCCAAGGTCTTTCAAGTATCATTTTTAACTTATTTTCGTCTACTTGAGCAAAGCTAAAACCTATGCCTGTACCTTTTTGTACCTCGTAAGCTACTCTGTAATAAACATCTTTATATACATTTGACAGGCTTCCTGTCATACTGTCTACAATACTGGTAAAGGCTATGTCACAACACTTTTGAATTTGAAGCTTTATAGCATCAAGCCTTGTCAAATGGTATCTAGCACTTGCGTTTTCGAGTTCTGTACTCCAATCCCCAAGATATGTATTTGCATAACCTTTTCTTACATATTCCTCAACATCCCAACCAAGTTCTTTAAGTTCTTTACTAGTTATTGCTTTTTTAGCTTTTGCTAATGTCATATTGTTATTATCAGCGAATCGTTTCAACCAATATGTAATGTCCTTATCAATCTGTATAACTGCATCCTCTAAAAGTTTCATAGACTCGGCTGCACACTTTTGAGCTTCTGCATTTGACCTTTCTTCTAAGGCTTTAAAGCGTTTAGCCCAGTATTCATTATTCTTCATTACCATCACCCTTTACAGGATTTCTAAACATTGGTAACCCATATTCAGCCATATTATCATCTTTTTGCTTCTTAAGCTTTTTAAGCTCATCCTGCACATCATTTATCCAAGGATGCTGTGCCACAATAGTTTCATCAGATAAAATGCCATGTGACTTAGCACAGTTGTCAATAGCTTCACTTTCGTTTATAAGGATATCTCTATTAAAAATAATATCTACTTCTTCATTATCAAAATTCCCTTTACCTGTTTGAGATAAATAAGCATTTACAAACCACAACAGACGCTCAAGCGAATCTCTATACTCCATTTCCATTTTATTGGCATCAAGGTCAATATCAGAGTACATACTTTGTATATTCATCTGATTAGGGCTTCCGTTAAGTCTATCATCTTTGGCGTCATAACCCATTGCATTCTCAATAATAGTTTTTTTCAGCAAATCTATAATAACCTTATAATTATCAGAATTAACCTCAATATTAAGAGTATCTACACCACCACCAGAACCTTCAATAGTTCTAACCTTAACAGCACCATAAGTTGCAAGATTACGTCTAAACTCGCCTAAATCCTGACCATCATAATTTTTAAGTACAAGTATAGTGTTTCTTACATCCTCCTGCATATTGTTATCAAAATTACTCATCATAAGATTTAAAGCATCCTGTAAGCTCTTTATCCTATTCAATAAAGGTAATTCGTTATGATTAGCTTTGAATGGTATAAGTGGTATATTATCCCAAGCCAGAGGTGTATTGTCTGCATAAAAATAAGGCACCTTCCAATCAGGACCATCAGCATATATCGTGCCTCCATCCTTAACAAACTTAGTAATGCCTTTATTATCATATATTTCTATTTTATAAATTATCTTTTCATTGTTTCTGCCCTCGTACAAGAGAACAGGATAAATTCTTATAGCATAATCAAGCTTTGTATGTTCATCATCCGCCCAACCAGGTACTATCTGCCAAGGCTTAATCCTTTTAAAGCTGAGTTCTTCATGTTCATTGTAGTATATATACATCCATCCAATACCACAATTAAGGCTATCTTCTCCAATTTCAAGCATAATTCTGTCAAAGGAAGCATTAAACACTTCATTATTTAAAATCTTAGAGTATGCTTTATTATCAGTATTAAAGGTTATCTGCTTACCCAGTAAATAATTGACTTTCTGGTCTACGAGTTTTCCATACTGATTATTTACAAGTCGATCATTGGGCAGATTTTCAATTTCAGTAACTTCTCCACCTTCACCTATAGCAGTTCTTTTATGTCCAAGTATGTCATGTATACCTTTATAATAATTATTACCCTTAATCATAGCAGTCCTCTGAGGACTACTTAAAAATCTATTAATCTCTTTTCTTATAAAATCCAAGTCGGTTATTTGAATCTCTGCACCTTTGCGAATAATATCGTTTATAAAAGGTGTAAGCCAACCTTTGAATTGAAAATTAAACATTTTAAATCACTTCCTCATCAGTCAAAACTAAATGTATCTCCAACAATAAAATCTTCCATTGCATATCTCATAGCGTCCATCAAATGATTAAAATCATCAACAGGCCTGTTTATGCTGTTTCCGTTTTTATCCTTATCCCAAGTATAATTACCTATTTCTTTAATAAAGTTTTCACACTTTTGATGTATAATTATCTTAAAACCCTGAATAAAATCTATCCCGTTATTAATGCTGTCTTTACCTTTTCTAGCACCTTTAATACGATATATACCAAGCTCCCTTAATCGGTCTATACTTTTGGGTTCTGAACTATCTGCTGTTATTTTCTCTTTACTATAACCCATTGTCCTTATTCTCTCAGCAATACCCTCATTGGATAAAGCCTTCGCATACATCTCATCAAATACATATAAAGTCTTATTAGATATATCAACTAATCCACAGAATAAAGCAGAAGGGTCATTTGTATACCCAAAGTCAAGTCCAAATACAGACTTAATACCAGGTAGCTTAGATACTTCTTCAACAGAAAATAATCCTTCTTCCCAATTTTCATATACAAGACCTTCTGTAATACCCCAGTTGCCAAGTCCTGCAACCTGATAACGTCTTGGGTTATTCTTTTTCATATCCTCAAATAATTTCAAGTCATTTTCATCCAACCATTCGTTACACATATAATTAGTTGTTATAGCAAGAACATTGTCAGCCTCAACATCAAAAAATCTTTTCTTAAGCCAATGATGTTCATTCCAAGGATTAAATGTTATTGTAATCTGTTTAAATAATCCATCAGGAGTAATACCTCTTATAGATTCGTCTAACATATTAAAATCATCCTCAGAAGCTATTTCATATGCTTCTTCTATCCACAGCCAACAAAGACAGCCTACACCAACTGTAATGGATGTAATCTTAAGAGGGTCATCTAATCCTCTAAATAAAATTTTCTGTCCTGTAGGTTTGTATGTTATTTCAAGTGGAGATAATTTGCAATCAAAAAGGCTATCCACATTAAGCCTGTGAATAGCCCATTTCAAATCTGTATAACAGCTGTCCTTTAATGTACCAAATACCTTACGCACTACAAGTAAATTAGATTGAGGATATTTCATAATCCTATATATAAAGTTCAGAGCTGTGGTCTTTGATTTTTTGCTGGCTCTACTGCCTTTACAAACTCTGTATCTGCCTTTATAGTTCCAAAATTTCTTGTAGCCTTTACCGACAACGTCAGGAAGATAAATATTAACTCTATTCACTTAACTCACCTTCCCCTGAAAATACAACCTGTGATATACCATTAATATTAATATTATCATCAGGCTTATAACCTGCTCTATCAAGTATGTCTTTCGATACAAGATATTTAACCATATCATTTTTGGAATCCAACAAATTCGTCTGAGTACGGAATGCTTTTGCTGCAATAGATTTTATAGATTTTTGCATAAGCATATCGTACTCTTGCATGAATTCTTCTTGTCTTTTCCAAGAAGATATTGTTTTTTCACTTACGTTAATCTGTGAAGCAATTTCTTTCTGTGTTAAATTGCCCTCAATCATAAGTTTTAAGCATTTTTCCTGTTTTGCACTTAACATATCCGCACCCCTTTTTTATTTACATTTATTAACCTTAATCTTAACTACACAAAACAAAAACAGCCCCAAATTTAAGAGCTGCTTTGTTAAAACATTATAGAAAGAAAGAGTTCACCAAATGAAAAAGATTTATCTTACCTTTTCACAATATCATAATAACACATAATAGTGTGTCATTCTATGTCATCTTTAGTTATTTCATTTAAAATTCTTGAATGAATTCTATGTATCTGCTTCCAACTATAACTCATATCAACACAAATATCCTCCCATCTCATACCCTGTATGTACCTTTTTCTAATTAACCTACGTTCAGTTATATCATCAAGGCTCTCTATCAATCTTTCAATTTTGTATAGCTCACATAAGGCTAAATCATATTTATTAAGATATTCTTCTCTTAATTCTTCAACCCTAGCTACCATACTACCTATTTTATCACTAACGGCACTACCTTTTGGCATACCATCATTAACAACAGACCTTAAACTTATTATATCATCCTCTAAATGTTCAGCCTGTAATCTTAACTCCTCAGCCTCCTTCTTTAAAGGTATGTACTTCTTTAAATATGCCTTATCCATTACACTCACCCCTTGACCTTTAACCCAAAAACCGTTATAATAGTATTATCAACATACATAGGCTTCTTGGCTTCGGTCAGGGGGCTTTTTTATTTTGTTTTTACTTACTCCTTCTTTCAATTCGCTTTCCATGTATTATTCCGTAATTATAAACAGAATTCAGAACAAAAGCATAACAACCCTCTTCCTTATACATATTTGCTATTTCATCTAGGATGTTAAGCTTATCTAAGTGAACCAGCTGATGATCTAATATTACTTTTAATCTTCTTTTTTCCTGCCCCTGTCTATATAATCTTACATTTGCCTACTGGTATAGTTCCAAACTCTAAGGAAGCCCAAACCAAACAATTATATTCTCACCTGCTTGAAGATTAAGACTGTGGCCAGCTGATGCAGAATGTACTAATAGAAGCCCTTCCACTATTCCATTTGGCAATGTCAGCAGATTTTTTAAGCTTTTTGCATATGGAAATTTTTTTAATATTCTATCAAGGTCGTATTTGTAAGAATAAAAACATAAAATTGGATTTCCATTTGCATTTTCAACTATTTCTTCAAGTCTATCTAATTTTCTGTTATAAAAATATAATTAAGAACTCATGCAAAAGATTTTTGTAACAAAATAAAATTAAAAATGCCACAAGCTGACATAAGCTTGTGGCAAGTAAAGGATATAGTAAAGAAAAATTTGGACTATGCTTTTCTTTACTACAAAAATTATATCATATTATGTATTGTTTTGTCAATACTTTTTGTTATTAATATTTTAAAACTATATAATAAAAGTCCCCCGCCCAAACAGAGGACTTTAAACCAACCTGCCAAAAAAAATTACAGTTTTAACTTGTTGAAATATCCTAAAATCAACAAGACAATGTAACAATACCATATTATTTATAGAAATTTCTCGTTGAAAAAGCATAATTTCAACAAATCTGCATAAACTACATTACAAATTCAAATTAAGGAGAGTATTTTATGGATTACAAACTATTAAGTAAAATATTTTATTCCAACCCAAAAACATATGATACTGAATACAAAAACAGATTTAATAGTCCTTCAACAATAAGTTTTAACTTTAAAATAAAAAATAACACTGCTTTTATAATGGTTACACCTGAAATATTTAATAAAATATATGAAATAGAAGAATTAGACAAAACTTTAACCTCTTTAACGGACGTATTGCCAGGCATTGCTCTTGACCAATATGTTAAAAGGTGCTTAATTCAGGAAATTGTATTAACAAACGAAATTGAGGGTGTTATCAGCACACGTCAGGATGTTTTTGAAGCATTGGAAGCACAGAAATATGAAGATAAAAAAAAGCGTCTGTATGGATTGGTTAGGCGTTATCAAAAATTAACAGATAACGAAGATTTAAACCTTAAAACTTGCCAA